GGATGGCGTGCTGCAGCTGCTGCGCGCCGGCGGCGCGCTCGATCGCCTCGCCGTCGTGCTGAGCGCGGACACCGGGCTGCTCGAGGCCTCGCTGAGCAAGAGTGGCAAGCTGAGCGCGAAGGCGCTGTTGATCCCCGACCTTGTGCCAGGCCGAAAGGTCGACGTGCGATCGCCCAACGCGCGCGGCGTGTTTCGCGTGACGAAGGTCGAGTACTCCGGCGGCACGCAGAGTGACGAGTGGACCGCGAGCATCGAAGGGAGCCCGGTGACATGAGCAGCGAAGAGACACCCGATCTTCTCGACGTGCTGGACCTGTTCGGCGAGAACCTGCTCAATGGCATCCACACCGCCCTGCCCGGCCGCGTCGAGAGCTACGACCCGGCGGCGCAGCGCGCGGATGTGCAACCGTTGATCCGTCGGCGCGTGCCCAAGGCGGGCACCGATCGACGCGAGTGGGTGTACGAAGAACTGCCGTTGATCCCGAGCGTTCGCGTGATCCACCCGCGCGGTGGCGGCGCGTTCGTGCACATCCCGATCGCCACAGGCGACACGGTGCTGCTCGTATTCTGCGAGACGGGCATCGGGCACTGGGAGGCGGGCGACGGATCGATCTCGGACGCAGGCGACGAGCGGCGGCACCACCTCGCGCACGCGGTCGCGATCCCAGGTTTCTATCCGGCCGCGAAGAACATCGACGCCGCGAGCGGCGCTCCCGGCGAGCGTGAGCTCATGGTGGGCTTCGAGGGTGGTGCGATCATCCGCGTGCGGCGCCCCAAGCCGACCGACAGCGCGCCGAGCACCATCGTGCTTGAGACGAGCGCGCAGGTCGTTCTTGGCGGCGAGGCGGGGGCGCAATTCATGGCGCGCGCCGATCGCGTCGATGCGGCGATTGATGAACTGCGCTCGAAGATCAACTCGCACACACACGGCGGCGTCACGACCGGCCCCGGAGCGACCGGCACCGCGACGCCGCCGGTCACGTTTACTGCGGGCGGATCCGCCGCAGACCAGGTCAAGGGGAAGTAATCAGCGGCGTGGGCGACGCGCTGGGCGATGCCGCACGCCAGCGTCGACGTTCTGCACGGAGAACGATGTTGGAATTGGCGCGTTGGTGGGTGCGGCGGACGCGCCGACTACCCCGCGCTGCGCCGCCTCTTGACGTCGACGATCTTCCGAAGCCGCCACCATACACACCGCTGCGAACACGATGATCACCAACAGCGCAATCATGGTCCAGTTGCCGCGCCCCGTTGACGCCGCAACTGCGGGGGTCGAGCTCGAGTACGACGCGACGGCGGTCTTTCCAGCGCGCTCGCAGGTCGCCACGAGTGCTTCGCCGAAGCGGCGCGACTCCATCACGAACGTGTGATCCGAGCCGTACCAGCCCTCGTACATCACCAACGAGTGTTCGCACTCGCACGTCGGGCTACGCTTCGAGCGAGCGCGACCGAGCTCGAAGCGGTAGAGCGCGAACAACGCGGGGCACCACGTGACAGCGAGCAGCACTCCGAGCGGGGCGGCGGCGACGAGCGCGAGCACGGTCGGCACGAGTGCCCACGACCAGAAGCTCGAAGCGTTGGGCATCGCCTTGATGTGCGCGACGCACTGCGCGCATGCAGGGAACTCGAACGCGCGTTCCTCTGTGTGCTTGACGCGCTTGCCCTTGGTGCGCGACGCGGTCGCAGCGACATTTGTGGATGGTGGCCCTCCGCAGCACGCGCAGATGGACGGCATCGGAATCGAGCGCGCCGAAACAACGACCTTGTGCATAGCCCCCTCCACCCTCACGGACCCTTGGGGCAGCCGAGTGCGTAAACATCCGCGTATTCTGGCGTCAGAGTGACTCCGGCCACTCCAGCGATGCCGCGGATGTCGCGCGCAGGCGTTGGGTCGAGCTGCACTCGGGCGTAAAAGTTCTGGCGACGCTGGCCCATGCCATCAACCCACTCGAGCCCGCGCGTCACCACGATGTTCGTCCCGCTGATTGGTGCGCCGCCGGTCGACAGCGTCACTGTCCTCAGTGCGCCATCTTCCGCCGCGCCGATCGAGTAGCAGGCAAGCCCACAGTTGAATGGCGAAAACGCGACTTGATACCGCGTCCCACGCACCGAGCACGCTCCCTCGAACGTCTCGCTCTTGACCGCGTCGCAGAACCCAGCCGCGCCGGCGCTTGGCATTCCTGGACCGCACGTGAGACGGAGCGCCGCCGCCACGGCCATCGTGTCGTGCCGCACGTTGATGTCCGGCGCAGCGCTCGCGTCCGCTCGAGCGTCGGGCGCGCCGGCGTCGACGACGTCTGGCGAGCTCGCCTCGGGCGTTGCGTCGGGCAGGCTCACAACGTCGGGCGTCGCGTCCGTCGAGGCATCCATGCCCGGCTCGGCGTCGGGCGCGCTCTGCGCGTCTGCGGAGGCATCGGAGGACGCGTCGGGCTGCGCGTCGGGCGTGGGGATCGGTGGCGGTGCGCAGGCGCACAGGGCGAAGGCCGCCAGGATAACGAAGGCACGAGGGCGACTCATGAGTCGCGAGATGTTAGCACTACGAATCGCTGTGCTGCTGAACAGGAAGTCCTCGGCCCCATGTGACAGTCGCAGCAACGGCCGGAGCTACCACGCCAACGACCAAACTCCAAACGACGAGAGATGCATGCGATGCCGCAGTCGCGACGAGAAGGGCCGCGTAACCGGCAAGCGCCACAGACATGAGTCGTTGAGGTGTTGTCATGCGTCTCCTTTCCGTGCTTCGTTCAGCTGCGCCATGAGCTCGCGAACCTGAGCACGCGCTTCCTCAAGATCTTTGAGCAGCTGTCGAGTGCTGCTGTGTTGTTCGCGAGCTTCCGCGAGTACCGCGGCGCTACTCGCTGTCATCTCCTCTGCATCATGCGACAACATCGCCGCATCGTCGATGGTCTGATCCAGTTTGACGTCCCAGACGCTCTTGCGCGCTCGCTCGATGTGGTCGGCCCACACTGACAGCTGCGTGAGCTTCATCGAGGTGTGTGCAGTAAGGACTGCTCCAATCGCGGCGATTAGCACCCCGACGATCCAGAGCACCGGAGCGCGCGTGGCAGTTCCAATCGCCGTGCACGCGGCACCCACCGCGGTCAAAGACTGCATCATGCGCTTGCTGCGCAGCCACTCTTGCCGAGCGACGCCCAGCGCGGACGATCCAGCGCGCAGTACTTCCCGCACTGCCGTGAGCAGTGCTCGTTCGGTTGGGATATCAAAATGCAGTGTGCGCTCAGCGACGTGAGCGACTTTTTCAATCAACTCCCAACGCTCTGTGACTTGGGCGCTGCTTTGCTTGATGACATCGAGCAGTGACAGGGCCTCTGCGGGCGAGACAGCGACCAAGTCACTGCTTCCGCGATACGGCGCTCGACTATCATCATTCATCGATTGCTGTTTTCAGCGACAGGCATCTTGAGGTCAAGCCCCAGCGTCGCTCCGCCGTACCCCCGCGCGTGTCGCCGCTCACTCGCGCGCGCGCGCGACGTGGCTCCACGATCAGTGCGTGCGTGACATTGCGCTCGATCCAGTGACCGGAGACCTCGCGCTCGACACAGGGCGCGCGTCGCTCACGTCCGGCGTCGCAGCGAAGGCTCAGCGCCTCAGGCTCCGCTTGCTGCTGCAGCGCGGCGAATACCGCCTCGATCTGCGCCAGGGCGTCCCGTACCTGAGCGCGATCTTCGGCAAGGGCACGCGAACGGCCGCCGAGACGATCCTGCGGCGCGCGGTCTCAACGTCGCCGGGGATCGCAGCGATCGAGCAATGGCAGTTCGAGCTCGGCGCCGATCGTGAAGCCCGGCTCACGCTGCGCGCGCGCACCACCGACGGCGAGCCGATCGAGCTCGACGCGTTCCGCTGGGAGGGACGATGACGTACGGACTCACGCCGACGGGATTCGTCGCGAAGACGCTCGAAGAGATTCGCTCGGAGCTCGAGGCAGACTTTCGGGCTGCGCTCGGCGCCGACGTCGACACGAGCGCGGAGAGCGTGCTCGGGCAGCTGATCGCGGTCATCGCGACGAAGAACCGTGAGCTCTGGGAGCTCGCTGAGGCGACGTACCACGCACGAACCCGCGCAGGCGCGTCGTTCGCGGCGCTCACCGAGGTCGCGCGGCTCACGGGCACCGAGCGCCGCGCCGCCACGAAGGGCACCGTGAGCCTCAACGTCACGCTCGCCGCGGGCACCACGCTCCCCGCAGGGTCGGTCGCGGCGGTCGCGGGACAGCCCACGAATCGCTGGGTGACCGTGAGCGCAGTCAACAACCCCGGTCCGGGCGCCGTGATCGTCGCGGTGTACGCCGAGGCCGAGACGGCCGGCGTCGTGCGCGCGAACATGGGCACGATCACGACGATCGCGACGCCGGTCGCGGGGTGGTCGGCGGTGACGAATCCCGCGGACGCAGCGCCCGGAGAGGACGTCGAGACCGACGCAGAGCTGCGCGCGCGCGCGGAGGCTGAGCTCTCCGCGCCGGGCACGGCGACGGTCCCCGCGATCCGCGCGGACCTGCTCAATCTCTCGCGCGGTGTCGCGACGGCGACGGCGCTCACACAAGCAGAGCTCGCTGCGGTTCAAGGCTCGATCCTCTCCGTGCGCGTCGAGACCAACCGCTCGTCGTGGCCCGACGCAGAGGGCAGGCCGCCGCACTCGGTCGAGGCGATCGTGCTGTGGGAGCGCGGGATCGATCCCGGTAGGAAGAGCCTCGCCGAGAACATCCTCGCGTTGCAGCTGATGTTCTCGACCCCCGCCGGAATCGCGTGGGTTGGATCTCGCAGCCAGGCACTCACCAACGACAACGGGCAACCAGAGACCGTGCGCTGGTCCGAGGCCAGCGACGTAAACGTGTACGCCACGATCACGCTCTCGACGGGCCCCGGATTCGAAGGGCCGACCGCCGTGCAGAGCGCGCTCGTGCTCTGGGCCGACGCGCTGCAGCTCGGCGAGGATGTGATCCGATCGCGCCTCTACCCCGTGCTGCTCGCGCTCCCCGGCGTGCTCGACGTGATCGAGGTCCGCCTCGGCCGCACGACGTCGACGGTGCCCGCGAACTTGACGATCGGGCCGCGCGAGGCCGCGTTGTTCGACACGGGCCGCATCACGGTGGTGACGACATGAGCACCGAGCCCAACCGCATTACCGAGCACACGAAGATCACGGAGCACGCCGCGCTCAGCGTCGAGCTGCTCATGTCCGCGCTCCGCAGCAAGGCACGCGTGTCAGCGATCGCCCGCTCGATCGGCACGCAGGCGCAGTCGATCGAAGACGCGCTGTGGTCGACGCTCACGCTCTCGATCGACACAGCCATCGGCGAGCAACTCGACCAGATCGGCGCGATCATCGGTCAGCCTCGAGGCCCGCTCGACGACACGGACTATCGGCCAGTGCTCCGCGCTACGATCCGCGCGCGCCGCTCGAGCGGCACGGGGCCCGACTTGATCGCGGTGTGCAAGCTCGCGCTCGGCCTGGTGCCGTTCTCGTTCGTCGCCAGCAGCGCGAGCGTGTGCGTCGAGGTCCTCGACGTGTGCCCGTTCGATCCGCAGGTGCTCGCGGACCTTGTCGAGCTCGCCGTCGCCGCGGGCATTGGATACTGCGTCGTCGCGCCTGCGAGCGACACCGCCGACGCGTTCACGTTCAGCACCGACTCGCTTCTCGCGCTCACCGACAGCGCGCGCGGGCTCGGCGATGACCTTTCACCGGGCTCGGGTGGCGAGCTCGCGGGAGCCTACGTATGAGCCGACGACCCTATTCGGTCCTGCAGTTCGCGGTGAGCGCGCCAAGTTCGCAGCTCGTCGAGCCTCCTGCGGAGATCCGCAACAACGGATTCGCGACGGGCACGCGCCCGCCCGCGCAGTGGATCAATTACGCGCTCGCCAATGGAGCGCAGTGGATCGACCGCCTGCGTGGCGCCTCTCGCTCGCGCTGGACGCGCACGGCGATCGCGACGACCGAGCTCGGATCGCCCGCGGTCGACCCCCTGACCGATCCCGCGACGCTGACAGCGCCCGCTCGGCGGATGCTCGTGCCGAAGGGCACCGGCGGCAAAATCATGGCGTCGGTGCGAGGCGACTCGCTCACCGAGCTCACGATGGTCAACGGCCCCGACACGGCCGTGCTCTGCGCGTGCGCGAGCAACACCGGATGGCTCGTCGGAGGCGCGCACGTCTCGATCACGCAGGGGCGCATCGTCGGCACGACGTACGATCCCGACGCGGGAAGTGCTGTGAAAACGCCCGCCACCGCGTGGACCGTGCACACGATCCCCGTGGGGATGAAGGCGGTGACGGCGATCGTCGCGCGCGCGAGCGGACCATCGGCGGGCGAGGCCGTTGCGATCGTGAGCGATGCGCAGATCGTGGTGCGCACCGGGTCCACGACGTGGGCGTACGCGACGACGGCGACGCCACTCGTGGGCAACGGCAGCGACGTCTGCGACACGGGACAGCAGTGGATCGTCATCGATTCGAGCGGGCTCATCCTTCGCTCGCCGTGGCCCTCCGCGACCACGTTCGCGCTCGCGACCGACCTCGCCAGCGGTGGAGCGTGGCGACTCGCGTGCGACGATCGCGGCACCGTCGTCGCGTATCGCGCAGGGCTGTCGACCGTCGAGGACTGGGCGCTCTCGACCGATCACGGCCTGACGTGGGCCGCGCTCACGCCGCCGTCGTACACGAAGATCACCCGGATCAGGTACCTCGACGGAACGTGGCTTCTCGGCAGCGAGGACTGGCCGCACGTCGCGGAGAGCAACGACCTCACGACGTGGCAGTCGTGCCCTGTGCCGTACGTTGACGGCGGGAGTCACCGGGTCAACGACTTCGCGCTGATCGACGGTGGCATCGTTGCTGTTGGATCGGATCACTGGCTCACGAGCGCGCGCGGTGAGTCCGTCGCACCTGGGCCGTGGAGTCCCGCAGGCACAGCGCTGCCGATCGCCGACGCGGGATATCTGCAGGGCCGCGCGATCGCGAGCACAGCGCCGACCGACGGGCAGGTGCTCACGTGGGACAACGCGGCTGCGAAGTGGAAACCGGCCGCCGGCGGCGGCGGCGGATCGCTGCCTGCGGGCATCGCTGGCGGCGTAATGGTCTACACCACGGTGTGGGGCTCGACTGCAGCGGGCTCGGCGCGACAGGTGTTTACGAGTGGCGGCGGAGTAGTCGCGCCAGGATGGAGCGCCGACGTCGTCCCCCTCACGCAGCGCGCGATCGACGGCCTCGGCACCAGCGTCGCCGTCTGCGCCACCATCGCGCACGATCTCGCAGGCGGCGGCTCTGGTGACGGAATCGGCGCGCGATGCTCCTTCCAAAACCGCAACAGCGCGAGCGTGCTCGTCGACACAGCAGCGGTCGACGGCGTGCTCACGACCGCGATGAGCGGGAGCGAAGTCGGCGCCCTCGATGTG